ATGTGGATGTTTATATTTTCTTTATAATTTGTTTATGCTTTATTAATTGACTATGTGCGGTTGGTGGTGTATAATGTAATCGGAAATTAAGAAAGGACACGCAACAAGGCGTGATGGTGAATATGTATGGTTGGCAATGATTTGTTGAGTGATAATATTTTTGAAGAGTATGTGAAAGATTATGACGGTTTAATTTTTGATAGTGAAACTATTAACGGTGATATTATTTATAGATGTTATTATGATTATGTGGACAAGTGTTATTGTTCGTGTATAGAATGCGTTGATTGTTTAAAAAATGAATGTAAAATTTTGTTTAATAAATTTAATGTAATAATAGGTGGATTGAAAATATTACGTAATGGTACTTGTGCATATTTTAATAAATGGCGAGATGAAATTTTATATTTATTAGAAAATGGTTATGACTATGATGAAGACCTTACAACGCGAACGCCTATACTTGTTGAAATGGAGCTTTTTACAGGAGATTATATTAGGAAGAATGTGCCTGCTTCATATATTATTAAAATGTTGAATTATAAAGGGGGTGAGAGTGATGACTAATTTAAAAAGTTTAGAAATTTCGACCAAAGTGCATTTGGCAGGGGTTGAAAATGTCATTAGTATGATTGATGACATTGAAAACAATAGTTTAATGACTGTTGAAACATCTGAGATGAAAAACATCATCAAGGAAATAAAGGCAGTTGCAGCAAAAACAGAAAATAAGAAATTCAAAACATTCTTAAATCAGTTGATTAAAGATTGTGAAGCGAAAATCTATAAAACTGTTGACAAATAGCGTTTAATGTAGTATATTAAATGTAAGAGGTGGCAGGGGTGATATTCAGGCACGTCACTCTTGTCACTTTATTTTTTAGAAAGTGAGGTTTTTTGTATGATTGATATTAACGAACTAAAACCAATTCTTAATGACATTTTGACTGATGAAAACTCTGTTGATGTCATTGAGAGAATTCAAGCAATCGATAAACCGGGTATAACTCAGGCAGATTTAGACAAGCTTGACAACGAATGGAAAGAGAGATATCGAAAGGCATTTTTTGACGGCGTTGAAATTGAGAAACAGGCAGATGGAAACGCTGATGATGATTCTGACGATATTGAAGAAGATGAAAAAGAGAAAATGAATTATGAAGATTTGTTTTCAAATGAAAGTGAGGGTGAATAAATATGAAGAGACGTATTAGTGTTCAGAATTTAAACGCGTCAACGGTTGATATTTTGAATGTCATCCGAAAAAACGCGGGTCAGGAATATCAGGACTTAGTACCTGAGATTTCAAAGAGTTCAGAAATTCCAAAGGTCGGAGAGGTGCTTTTTGGTTATCCAGCACTTGCCAACCAGTTTATTTCAGCTTTGATTAACAGAATCGCAGCTGTTAGAGTTAAGTCAGTTACATTCAACGACCCTATGAATAAGAGATTTGGAAAAGGTCTTTTGGAGTATGGTGAAACAGTCGAAGAGATTTTTGTTCAGATTGCAAATGTCAGGGTTTTTGACTATGACAAGGCAGAGAAGAGAGAACTGAAAAGAACTATGCCTGATATTCGTTCAGCTCTTCACACTATGTCATGGAATGTTCAGTATCCGGTAACAGTTACTGATACAGATTTACGAAAGGCTTTTCTCTCTGCTGACGGTGTAACCGATTTAATCGCAAGAATTGTTGATTCTATTTATAAGGCAGCTGAGTATGATTCTTATTTGCTTTATAAATACCTGTTAATCAAGACAATCAGTCATGGAAAGATTGTTTCTCAGACTGTTCCAAACTCAGACGATATCGAAGAGTTCGCGATTGCTTTCCGTGCAACTTCAAACAAGTTGACAATTCCGCGTCGTGAGTATAACGCCGCACGTGTTCTGACAAACACGGACAAAGACAAACAGTATCTTTTCCTTGATGCTAATTTTGCAGCACGTTATTCTGTAAAGGTTCTTGCTTCTGCCTTCAACATGTCAGAAGCTGATTATACTTCAAAAGTCGTTCTTATCGATAATTGGGACGAATTCGACAATGACAGATTTGACGCAATCCGCGCTGAGTCTGACATGATTGACGAAGTCACAACGGAAGAATTAAACGCTATGAAGAAAGTTCGCGGTGTTCTCGTTGATGAGTGGTTCTTCCAGTGCTACGATAACGCAATGAAGATGACTGAAACTTTCGTCGCTGCTGGTGATTACTGGAATTACTTCTATAGAGTGCAGAAGACAATTAGTTATTCACCGTTCGCAAATGCAATCGCATTTGTAACATCTGACGCTGTTGTAACACTTCCTGAAAACTTGACTGTAAAGATTACAGATAAATCAGTTTCAGACGTTGCAACAATCTTGACATTGGCAGTTCAGGACGATGACGCAACGCTTCATAGTACAAACGTTCGATTCGTGCAGACAGAAGAAGCCACAAGAGCAGCAATTGCAATTCATGAATATGGTGCTGTTATCATGCCAGCCAGTGCAGCAAGTGTTACACTCGAGCTTGAAATGGGCGGTGCTACTTATAAAGCAAGCACACCGACAACAAGCGCTGCTAATGTTGGAGAAACAATCACTTTTGCTAAGCAGTGATAAAAATTTTGAGGGGTGGTGTAAAATACACCGCCCTTTTTTAATAAAGGGGTGATAAAATGCGAAGACAAGACAAAAAATTAGTTATTGAGAATTTTGAAATATATCAATATTATAAAGAGCGTTTAATTAATATTGCTTTATCTCAGTTTGAATGGCAGGGGCTGCCTAAAACATGTGACAGGTTGTTTTTCGAACGTACCTTGTTAATGTCTGGAAAAGCTGCGATGTTAAAACCGCGTGGGTTGGATGATTTGGTTTCTGTTGATTTTCTGCAGACAGGAAATTTTGATATATACGGATATCCAACGGATATTGTAGGAATTGGTTATAATGCACGAAACATTGAAACGGATGATTGGTTGATTTTATTTGACAACATGACAAAAACAACATTAATGAATAAGATTGACTTATACGCTCGTCTATTGTGGGAATGTCACAACACATTCAGAAGCAATTTACAACAGCAAGTGACACCGTACATTATAGCAACGAATAGAAATTCTCAGTTGACGAAAGAGAATTTCATGTTACGTGTGCAGGGGTTCCAGCCTGTGGTTGTTGTAAAAGATGGAGAAGATATCAAAGACAGTATAACAGCTTTTCAAACTGGAGTTGAGTTCAGAGGTAATGAAATGTTACAGTGTCTGAAAACAATTTGGGCGGAAGCTCTTTCAATGCTTGGAATATCTGCAGAGACAACAAAAAAGGAGCGTTTAATCTCTGATGAAATCACAATAAACCGTCAGGAAGATTTAATATCATTGAATTCAAGATTGTTGAATCGTGTTGATTTTTGTAATAAAGCAAATGAAAGATGGGGTCTTGATTTGTCTGTAAATCTCTCGTCAAATGTAAATACGGAACTTTACGGTGACTATTCTATGATGATGTTGAAGGATTCAGGCGCTGATGAGAATGAGTCAAAAAATTCAAATAAGGATGGTGAAAACAATGGCTAAATTTACAATTTCAATTCTTGACAAATTGTTAGAAAATTCTAACAACAAGGATTTAACAGATTTTCAGAACTTAACAGACGTTTCAAAATCAACTCTTTTTGGTTCTGAATTAAATGTTATTTCTGAGGAATACCGAGACAGATTCGTTTTGTCATTCACTCAAGAATTTTTATATGATGAAATCGGTTTTGAAACTTTTACGGGTTGGCGTATGGCTTTGGCTCATCGAATTTTTGACCTTGCTGAAAAAATCAATTGGACTTTTGAAAACCTTGACAAGCAGGTTTTCGCAAATTACTCTGTAAACAAAAGAACAATTGACACAACAGCAGCTGGTAAATCTAAAACGGATTCATCAGGAACAACAAGCGCTGACGGTACGACATCAACAACGGCAACAAATACAACGACAGGAACGCAGAGTGACGAAACAACAGGAACAGGAACAGTTAAAGATTCTTCAACAGGCAAGAACACAACAACAGGTTCTAACGAAAGTTCAACAACTCAGGGTGGAACAGAAACAACTTCAAAAACAGCAAACGACACGAACACAACAACTTATGGAAAATCAACGTTGACAAATACAACAGATACTGGCACGGTGACAAATTCAAACGACGGTGACGTTACTGACACAAAGGGTATTTCTGGAGCTATCAACAAAGCAACAACAAGTGATTTGACTAAAACAGGTACAGAAAGCAACAGCAAGGACGCAACGGAGAACGGCAGCGGTACAAAATCCCCGGCACTTCTTGAAACACGGAGTGAAAAAGAGGGAAACAACGTCATTGAAAGAGAGGTATCGTATTCTGACACACCACAGAACGGTTTATCTGCCGTTAAGGATGGGAACTATTTAACAAACTTCACATTCCAGAAAGAGACAGAGACGCCGCATTTATTCGCAACCGTAAACACTGAGAGTTTAGTTGCTGCTGAAAGTAATTCAGATAATAAAACACTTTCTGAAACAAACAATCTTACTTTTACAAATAGAAAAGATTCAACAACAGGAAGTGAAAAAACAAGCTATGAAAACTATTCAGAAACAAACACTCATGATGATAATTCAACGAAAACAGAAACGCGAAATCTGGCAGGAACAAACACTGTTACTGATTCAGGTTCTGATATCACTTCAGGTGAAAGTACAGGAACCGATACAGTCACAAAGGATTTGACAGATTCAACGACAGCTACAACATCCAGCACGACAGACACAACGAATTCAAACACGAGTGAAAGCAAAAACGCGACAACAGCGACAAGTAATTCAAAGAATATATCAGAGTCGCAAGGCTCAGATACATCACACAATGAGAGCACAAACACAAACACAAATACAACAACAAATGATTCAACAAGCAAAACAATAGAGCAGGACGAACATTACGATTTCAATTATGAAATGTTAATGAAAGCAACACCGTATCTTAAAAGCTTGTGGCGTGAATTTGATGATTTGTTTTTTGGTTTATTGTAATTGAAAGGAGTGTGTAAATATGTATGAAGATTTTAAAGACATGGTTGAAGATTTGCAATTAGTTATACCCTCGACTTTTGAAGAGTGTTTTACTTATGAATTGCAGATTTTATATTTGAAAAAACTGATTGACAACATCGAACCGGGCGGTGATTATCAGGAAGAGATTGACAACATCAACAGAAAGTTGGTTACTTTACAGAGTGAAGTCACTAAACTTAAGAACGACGTCAACAACCTCAATCCTGACGAAGTGCAGCGAAAACTTGACGCAATGCAAACGGAAATCAACGGTGTAAAAACTAGCATTCAGACAATCACTCAGAATGTGACAACTTTGACGGGAAATGTAAATACTAACACAACAGACATTGAAACTTTGGCAGGTGAAATGACTAATGTGAAAAATACATTGAAGAATAAACAGGACAAACTAACATTTGACTCAACACCAACAGCAGGCTCACAAAATCCGGTGACAAGTGACGGAATTAAAAGGGCATTGGATAATATCGACGTCAGCAACGTACAGGAACAGTTGGACGCTATCAAAACGGAGCAGAGAGAACAGAACACAAAGATTTCCAGCAACAAAACTGAAATCGATTCTGTAAAAGAGGATTTGGCAGGAAAACAGAATGTTTTGACATTCGACGCAACCCCGACATCTGGTTCACAAAATCCAGTTACATCTGACGGGATTAAAAAAGCTCTTGATAACGTTGACGTTGGAAACGTACAGGAGCAGTTGGACACAATAAAGGCTGAACAGACAGAACAGAACAAGAAGATTTCTGACAATAAAACAGCCGTTGATTCTGTAAAAGAGAGTGTGGCAAATCAGGAAACTGACATAACAGCTTTACAGGAAACAACGGCAGGACATACAACAGCAATTGAAGCTCTTCAGACTGGAAAACAGAATGTCTTGACATTTGACGCAACACCAACAGAGGGTTCACAAAATCCAGTCACATCTGACGGAATTAAAAAAGCTATAGACGCAAGCGCAGGCGGTGGCGGTGGCGGTGGCGGAACTGGTGAAACGCAGTTTACACAACATACTTTCGATAGTCACGCTAGTTTTATTATTACACGAACAGATACAGTTGTTTATGAACCAACGTCAACTGGATTTGTAAGACATACTGACATTTCAGTTGGTGGTATATCTTTTTATAATAATGATTCTGTATATCTTCCAAAATCTGGTGTCTATTCGGCAATTGTAAACGCCCGTGTGTCGTTAAAACGAATTGGTTATTTTGACACTATGATACCTGTTAAGTTATATCCAAATGGAATTGGCGTTGGTGGTTATGGTGCTTTCTTTACACTTGATATTAACAACACGTTATATTTTGTAAATCTTGTGTATGAAAATAAATATGTGATTTCTTAAAGGAGAGTGATTATTATGAAGAAAGAGAATTGTTATTTTTCACAGCTTGTTATTCCATCAACGTTTTCAAACGCTTTTACATACGAAAAGCAGTTATTGTTTCTTCTTGATTTAATTAAGAAACAGCAGGAAGAAATAATTGATTTAAACAATCGATTAAAAAACCTTGAACAAAACGCTTGACAAAATACCATTAAGGTGGTAATATAATTATAGGAAGATTTGCAGGGCTTACTTAGTCGGGGGTTCGGCTTGAAATATAGCACCGGCTGAGGTTTTGACTGAGACACGGTCGGGGTTCTGGAATCTTCCTTTTTTTAAAGGTGGTGATATTAATGAGAGTTTTTACAGAAAAACATATTATCGAACTTATAAAGAAATATGGAAATGTTAGAAAGTCGGGTGAAAAGAATAATGAGAGAGTGGACAGAAAAACACATAATAGAACTGATTAAACAACACTCCGGCGGTGGGGATGTTATAACATCGCCTATTTATCAAATTTTGATTACTTGCTCGCGTTATTATGGTTATTATGTCGATGTTAAACGAAGTTTTGATATTAAATCTGTTACAGATGTTGCTGCTAAAATTTTACATTTAGACACATCAATGTGGCAATCATCACATAAATTAAAATCAACTATTGATGAAAAATGGGATGAAGGATATGTGTTGAAGACAAGTGGTAGTTCCATACCTTTTTATAGTTCTATCGGTTCTGAGTCTATACAATGTTTTTTAATTCCAACTGAATATAAATCAACAAATTTGTATAACACATATACACAATGGGGTTTTAAAGTTAAACAAATGTTTATTTCGCTACCTGATTATATACCATTCTTCAATATGGAAAGTTTTTCAATGGGTGGAACAGGTCATAGAGATTATGGTATAGATACTATTTCAATTATTGGTGATGTAAACAGTGTTGTAAATGATATGGGAATTGAAGGTGATTTGTTGACAGATGCTAATAGTGATGTTAGGGCTGGTTGGACCGTAACGGATGGGAGTTTAACAGAAGCGGGGAATTATTACACATCTACAGCAGAAGCAAGCGGCGCTGATGTTTATGTTGTAAAATCTGTTTTTCAAAAATGGTTTGAAAAGTTTCACACTTATGAAATTTATATTGAAGTGTTAAACAATGATGTAATAATCAGACCTGACGAAATTCCACAAGAAGGACGAGTTTTTTATGGTGACAATATAAAAACGGCTTATGAATATCCAGACGGATATACTAATTAATGAAAGGTGGTGAGAATATGGAAATGAATGATATTGTAAACATGGTTTTAAATTCTTCTGTTTCAATCGTTGTTATCGGTTACTTTATGTACAGGGATTTCAAATTCATGGGACAGTTGCAGCAGACTTTACAGAGCCTCGTTGATACAGTCGGGGTTCTTAAAGACTTTATGGCACACGATATTAAAACAAAAGGAGATGGTAAAAATGAGTAAAATTGAAAGCGCTATTCAGTTTATGGAAGACACCGCAAGAGACAATTCTCACGGATATTGTCAGACTCACCGTTGGGGAAAAGATGGTGATTATGATTGCAGCGCGCTTGTTATTACAGCGTGGGAGCGTGCAGGTGTAAAGGTGAAGAGCATGGGTGCAAGCTATACAGGAAATATTCTTGATGTTTTCAAAAAAGCCGGATTTAAAGATGTCACCTCATCTGTAAATCTTCGTACTGGTTCTGGTTTAAAGCGCGGTGACGTTCTTTTAAGAACAGGGCACCACGTCGCTATGTATTGTGGAAACGGAAAAGAAGTTGAAGCAAGCATTAACGAAAAGGGAACAGCAACAGGCGGAAAGCCGGGCGACCAGACAGGGCGCGAAATCCGTATTCGTTCTTATCGCAATTATCCATGGAATCACATTTTAAGATATGTTGAAACCGAAAGTGTAAACACAAGCGCAAGTCATGGAAAATTAACAGCAAGCAACAAAACACGCTTTACAGTTAGCGGAACAGGAACCCCGAACCGTTCAAAACAGTTTTCTGGAGTGGTTAAAGCTGATGTGTTAAACACCCGTAAATGGGCGGGCACAAATTACGGTAAATGTAGTTTAAAACTATATGATGGTGATGTTGTTGACGTATGTGACTCAATTCAGGACAGAAACGGGGAAACATGGTATTATATATGCTATAAAAACAAACATGTTTTTGTATCGGCGAAATACGTTGACTAATATATAAAAATGTAGTATAATAACGATATAGGAAATATTCCTATATCGTTATTTTAAATTGGAAGGAGATTTTAAAAATGAGTGTAATAACACCTAATTCACAAATAAAACTTTATAGTGGTATAGAAATTACTGACGGTTTAGAAATGGTTTTTAAATCAAAAGCAGGACAGAACGCTTATTTTAACAGCAAATTAAAAGCGTCAAACGTCACATGTACATATATTAAAAAAACGGGTAAATGTCGTATTGAATTTCCAACATCAACGGTTTCACAATGCAACTTTATTTCTTTTACAAATGCTTCTTTTGAAAATGTAACATTTTACGCTCGCGTCACAAATTGGGAGTATGTAAACAATGTTACATCTGACATCATGTATGAAATCGATTGGTTCCAAACATATATGTTTAATGTTGAATATAAGGACGCTAAGATTGAAAGAGAACATTTAAGTGAAGACGATTTTCAGGCGTTGGAAAAGAACCCGTGGAAAACAGGTATTTATGAAATGGAAACAGAAGAGGGGTTGGCGGTTGATAAAAATATGTTGAATTTCCCTGTTGTCGGAACTGAAGAAGGGGACACAATGTATTCAATAGATGTTGGTGACTTATACGCAGTTATGCAGCTTTCACCGTATGAAACCGATGACACAACATTGGATGAATTATTAACAGAAAACTCATCAGGTTTTTACAGTCCAAAAGATAATTTAATTCACGTTGGAAGTAAAGGAGAATCACCAGCACCAGCAGCTATTCAGTATATGAAATATCCAAACCCGAATTATATCGCTTTTTTCCAGATGAGCAAAACTGACAATTCAGGTCAAATTGGTTTAGCAAATGTTGTTAAAACATTAACTATTAATAATGCTTCACATAACATTATCGCATTATACGCAATTCCAAGGGGGTATATCCATAGTTTTGTTACTGCAAACAGTTCAACACCCGATTACGCTAATTTTAAAGTTAAAACACCCGCTTTTTCAAAGTATGTTAATAAAAAACTTTACCGCTCACCATATCAGTTTATTGAATTACATTTAGCAAATGAGGTGAAGGAATACCAATATGAAAATTTTGTACTTAATGCAGCCGGAGAAAATGCACAAAGTGAAGTTGAATTTGATGTTGTGGCGTCATTGGAAAACATACCGATGTTGGCTATTCTTCCAGCATATTATAAATATGCACCGGGTGATGGTATTATGAGTCAATTAAACGTTGATGAACGTATTGAATACAAGAATATACCGCATATCTCTTATAATATTGATGATTATTCTTCATTCCTCGGCTCACAATATCAGTCAGCTTTAACAACATCAGATAATGAAATATATGCGAATCAAATAACCAGTTCAGCAGCGTTAGGAAATAATATTTTGCGTAATGATGTAGGAGCAATTCAGGAACAAGGTCCTATTTTATCAACTGTTTATTTCTTGCGTGACATGGTAACGCAAATAAAAAATAGTATTGATTATAATTCAGGTGGTACCGATTATATAAACAAGTATGCACAGAATCAAACGCAGTTGGATTTACTGAATGAAGCAAACAGCGTTAAAAAAGGTGATTTTGTTTCTAATGTTTACGGGCAGGCAAAAAGGGTTTTGGGTGGTTCCCGTTATGTTGCAGGAAATACAGGAACACTTGAACTTTACGCAGGCGTTGCCGGAAATGTAGGCGCCCCTGTCGTATGTAAAAGACAGATAAAACCCGCAATTCTTGCAGAATATGACAAATTTTTCAGCAATTACGGCTATACTTCAAACCGTGTTGGCGTACCTCGTGTATGTCATTACATTAAAGCGACAGACACACAGCCACATTTTCAGGGCGGTTATACATACGTTAAAACCTCAGGAATGCAGGTTATAGGCAATTTAAAACCAGCGTGTGAATATATTGAGGGTATGTTTGACCGTGGTTGTAAATTCAAAAAGGGGGACTAATATATGACTGATAGTTTCATTGACGCAGGGGTTGAATTTTATTCACCCCTGCCGCTTCTAAATAAAAAAGATAGATATAAGAACACACCTGAAATTTTCTTATCATGCTCTAACCGTGGAGCGGGTAAAACATACGGATTTGGTAAAGTAATTTTAGATTTGTATTTTCACAAAATAGAATTGCCTTATCTGAAGAATATGAGAAAATTCGCCCTGTTATGCAGAAAAAAAGGTGATTTGGGTTCTGTTGCTTCTGGTATCTTTTCAATTATCTTAAACGACAATTACAATCAATACAGCATAGAAGAAACAGTAATGCAAAAGGGTGTATATAGCGTTATACAGCTATGCTCAAAGATTGTAAACGATGAAGACGAAGAAGAACCATTTAAAGAAGTATGCGGCTATGTTTTGCCTATAAATTCATCTGATGATATCAAAAAAATTTCATCTAACTTTTACGACGTTGACGCAATTTTTTTTGATGAGTTTCAGTGTGATAATTATGTACCAAATGAGATGAATAAATTCGTAAACATTCATACATCAATCGCCCGTGGTGGTCCAAATGGCGTGAGATTTGTCCCTGTCTTCATGGCGTCAAACTCACTCGATATTAACAATCCATATTTTGAAGAATTGGGAATAACAACAAAGATTCAGGACAATACCCGCTTTTATCGTGGTGATGGTTTTGTTTTGGAGCGTTTCGTTAATTTGTCAGTTGCAGAACGACAGAAACAATCAGCGTTTAACAGAGCATTTTCTAAGAATAAACAAATGCAAAGTAATATTGACAATAGTTGGTTGAATTCTGATTTTTCTTGTATCTGTAAACCAGAATCAGATTGGGGCAAGAATTATTATTTATGCACATTATCATACAATGATACACAATTAGCTATAAGATTATATGATAATGGGTATTATTATATAAACAGGGTTGTTGATTTAACACATCCGAACTTTTACAATATGAACCCAGACGGACGTGAAAACATGACGTTATTCAGCCGTATACCGTTATTCACAAAGCTACGTGAAAACTTCTTCCGCGGTCGTGTCCGTTTCTCTGATATTGCGGTTAAAAAAATTATGGTGGAAAATGTAATATAAAAAGAGGGTTTAAACCCTCTTTTTATTTGTTAAAAGTCACTCAACACATCAGCTCTATCATACATTATTGACATTTCTTCACCGTCACATGCCGACTGAATATCGTTGAATAATGTTTTATAATCCTCAGTATTCGAAATCTTGAATGTTGCAGGCATTAAACATATACCGTATTTGTCAGCAGAATAAAACCAATCTCCGTTCCTATCAACCCACGTTCCGGGCGTCTGGTTGTCGTTATAATAGGTTATTGTTTTTTCACTTTCATTTGTTTTCCATGTTAAACCATCGTCAAACATGTCAACAGATTTCACAACATTCAAACAAGCTTTCTTACTGATACCCGCAACAGTGCATACAATTTTTTCTTTTCCGTCTTTTACAATCTTGTCACAATAACACTTTGCGTGAAGCGCTTTAAACTCAATACACTTATCCTCAATATCAAAATAGCCTAATTCCTTACAAACTCCCTTTGGTGTTTTTGGTTTAAACTTGTTGATGTCTATGTTTCGAGCCTTGCACACTTCAACAATACAACTTTCAACGTAATCATTGAATTTCAAAAACTCTTCAACCTCTTCATCAGTGAAAACACCTTTAATTGAATCTGTATCACAGTAAACAACTTTTTCATCAAATTTTAAAATATTCTGCCACAATCTCCAACGCGCCCACGCTGAAACCCATACGCCAATCTGATACATTGTATAGCAATTTTTCTTCAACATGCTTTTAATTGTATCATTAAAAGATTTCTGATTAAAATATTCATCATCCTCTTTAATCCAACCATCAGCATTATAAAGAATCTCCTCATTAATAAGTTTCTGAACCTGTACCCCGTAAATACCATTATTGAACTTTTTTGAAAATGCGTATAAGTCCTCTTTTCCTTCAACATCTTTCAACGACGTTTTCCATCCGTAATAGTCCAAAATAACGTTAATATAATTAGCTGGTAAATAATCACAATCAGCAGCCCAACAGTGCAAAACCTCAATATTGCAATCATACGCTTTTAAGAAAATGTCTAAATCTAAATCTGTCATTGTTGCGGTAAATCCCGCTGCGTTGTAAATCTTGCCGTTGTCAAGCGTTACTATTTCAAATTCTTTCCCGTTTTCATCGGTAGCCGTTTCAAAGTCGTATGCCTTTGAATATGAATAAAATGTGTTGAATGTTTTTGAAACAACATTCGTGAATCTAAATTCACCAAAATAAATCTGTTTCTTATTTGCACCTAACCCCTGCAAATCAATCATATCTTTTTCATATTCTGAAATTTCGCGCCATGTTGAAATAGGAAATTTGCACTGCGTCATAACCGCCGGATATGAAGAACGAAAATCAAAACAACTTACATTCTTTCTCAACTGATTCGTATGAAGAATATTCGCATGTGTCCAACCGCCCATATATGCTTTATATAATTTTAAATAAAAATTATAGTCAACTGATTCAGCGACTTTCTTGCACATGTCCACCCACTGTAAATTTGTTGCTACTTTTTCTTCTAATACTCTTCGCAATTCTCCGGTCTGAGTCATCGGGATATTCCCAAGCCTTTTATATTTGTCACGATATTCACGCAAACCATAAACCATTGAAACAACGTCATTAACCGAATAGTTAATCTCTTCATCTGTCAAATGAGTTTCAGGCGTCCTTACTGGTAAATAAAAATCCTTTGGTTCTGATAATTTTGAAACTTCCAAATCTTCCGTCCAACTTGCAAGGCTCCGCTGCGTCAAACACAATGTGTCATTTAAAATGATGTGAGTTCTGTTATAATTGAAATCTGCTCTCATAGGACAACGCTGTTTTCTAGCAAAAACAGAACATCTTTTCGTCCACCGTGTAAACTCCTTATGAAAAACATTCTGTAAATGCTGGAACTCAAAACCTAAATTATGAATGTATATATGCAACTCAGGTGCGGTTCCAACAACTTTCTTTCCTTTCTTATATGAATCTAATAATAAACTTCTCGCGATTATATCCATATTAGTGTCAACACCATTAGAAGCCAATGTGATATCATCTGTCAATTCTGTCATAAACTCTTCAAACTCACCCCAAGTTCTACCCATGAAAACAACAATTTCTGAATTATTATCAGCAGCGCGCTCAATCGCGCACTGCCAAACATACATGAGAGAAACCTGTTCGACGTCTTCGCCGTCGAACAGCGAGTGATTTTTCGAATAGAGTTCATGAGAAAAACCGATAATCTGACCGTCTTTCTGTCTAAAACCGTTAGATGTCTCAATGTCAAACGTTATTAAGTTTTGTAATTCTTTAATGTGTGTTTTTCCTTTTGTGACACTTTTAAAATCAAAAGTGATTTCTCTTAATTTCTCATAACTCCAATAAATTAAATTGCTCATAATGTTTTTAATCCTTTCTTAAATTTTGCGTTGTCGTGAATCGGCAGCGCATTTTTTTTACTTACCTTTAACTATCTCAACAGCCTTTCTTAAAGAAGAACCACCCTCAATCAAAACAAGAATTCTTTTTAATTCATCACCCGTTATTCCTTCTTTATCAACAGATTCTACAAAATCCCTTAATTCTTCTTCATTGTAATAAGAATATTTTGAATTTTTGTATTTCTGCCAAGCGTCGGAATCAAAAAAATCATACATTATATTAACAGTATCTTCACCAACAGCGAAATTTTCACCGAACGTTTCTTTTGCTGCTTTCAACTGCTCCGCTTTTATTTTGTCCTTAGACTCTTTCAAAAAAGGCGTTGCGTAAATAGCTTTTACAAAAGCGTCACCGTATTCACTACCCATGATAGTTGAAACAATTTTTGTTAATTCTGACGTTTTAGCACCTTTCAAGATGTTTCCAACATTTGCAATATCTGAAAATTTACGGGATAATAAAGCGAAATCGGATTTAATACCCAAAGCAGAACCAAACTGACCAAATAACATTGAAATCAGTTTTGCAGAACCTCTGTTGAGGTTCATTGCATTTTTCTGTAAATCGTTAGTAAACTGTCTCGCCTGCTTAATATTTGTTTTTTCGCTTGCTTTTTTGATAAACACCCTTTCAACACCAGCTGCTGCCTTATACACTGTTTTTTTCTCTGCATAAGATTTTATTCTGCTTACATTCGCCGTCACTTTTCGATACTTTTCAACTTCTGCACTTGTCCAACGTTTTTTTGTTACATCCTTTTCAACAGCTTTTTTTACATTCTTACTGACTTTATAACCCCTTTTTTCCAACTCCTCAATTCTTTTTAATGCGTTCTTCTGCGCTCTCTCAACTGCTTTCAAATTTTTTTCCCATTGTGTGACTTTCTTTTTACTCATATATTACACCACCTATCTTTAATGTAATATAAGTATACCACACACAGCCGCCAAAATCAATGAATAAACCATGAACAAATTGTAAACAATTTATAAAAAATAAGAGGCTTAAAGCCTCTTATTTGAACTCCATACTGTAATAATAAAACATATGATGTAAACAATAACCATTCCAACCCAACCAATGCTGCTCATAATTACACCCCCTCATATTCATTCACAATACAATCACACATTTTTCTCACAATAATCAACAAGTGACAAAGATTATCAAACCAGTCATAAATATCATGCTGTCCGACATCGTCAAAGCGAATATTAAAAATATCCTTAAATCCCGTCATGTCCTTTTCAATTTTCTCTCCAGCGTCACCCGCCATATTCCAAACAGCCGTTTTATAATATGTTTTCAACCTTGAAATTAATTCTCCTCTGTTAATGTCTGCATAAGTATACGCAACCATAGTATAAAACATTAATTCTATTTCATGTGAAGCGATAGCCGTTTTATTCTTACAAATATACTCTAACAACCTTTCAGCATATACATATGAATCATAACAACCTATCTTTTCTTCTAAACCTTTCATATGGTGAAGCGTCTTCACACTCTCAGGTATGAATATACCTTTCTGCAAATTCCGGCGAGCTTCAATCATCTGATAATCTTCCTCGCTAATTTTTTTCACCATCTCATTTACTATTCTACCATATAAAACCATAACTTTTCACCCTTTCACGCGTATTTCGCGTGTCCTTTCTTTTTCTTTCTGATTATATATTAGCACAACCTCACACCATAGTCAATTAATAAAGCATAAACAAATTATAAAGAAAATATAAACATCCACATCACACATCAGAGCCACGCAGCGAACGGACCACCGCCGCGGCATACTACGCAGCGAAACACA